TACTCACAGATTTGGTGATTCATTCTTATCTGAAAAAGAAGATTCTTTAAAATTTAGTATTTTAGGTTATTCTCAAGAGATAGCAAATAATTTTGAAAATACATTCAGTGTAAATTCAAATGGTGAATTCAATCAGATAACTGGTCACTCTCCAATTGTTGGATGGGCATATGATGGTAATCCAATATATGGTCCTTTTGGATATTCAGATCCAAGTAATATAAACTCTGACTTAAAAATATTAACACCATCATACATAACTGATATTAATAGAGTCAAAAATCGTCCGACAGGATATTCAGCAGGATTTTTTGTCGAAGATCACGTATATAATGGCACAGGTGACTTGGATATTCACAATGGAAGATTTGGAAAAACACCAGAATTCCCTAATGGTGTATATGCATACTTCGCCACCGTTGGATTAGGAACTGGTACTAACAAACTAGAGGGAATATATCCATACTTTATTGGTAATACTTATCGTTCACCATTCATAGTTGAAAATCAGACACTCACTCAGGAATTTGATTTTAATAATTCAGGTTTAAGAAGAAATACTTTACCATATAATGTGGATGAACCATTTGCAGGTAATGATTTTCTCATTGAATCATATGAAAAAATAAGACAAATTTCAAAAATTGAATCTGTAACAAAAGGTGGAGTTGATGGATTCACTATCCTAAATGGTGGAACAGGTTATAAAGTTGGTGATATAACAGAATTTGATGATGAGGGTACAAATGGTTCTGGATTCCGTGCACAGGTTGACGAAATAGTTGGTATTGGGATATCAACAATTAATACAACTATTACACCATTTGAGGGTGCTGTCTTTGAATGGAAGAGTGCAAGTGAAGTTGTAGCAAATTATCTACCATTTATTGAATTAAATGATCAAACATCAGTATCAATATCTGGTTTGAGTAGTTCTATAGTTAATCTAACTGACTCATTTAATGTTGGTGTAAAAACTTCAAGAATTGGACTCGCCCAGAGTATGACACAAGGTGCTGCAAATGGGTTAATACAAGACATATATGTAACTGAAATTCCAAATACTATCGCTATTGGTGGTTCATTGAGAGTTGGTTCTGGAAATACATCAGATGTAGAAACTTTAAGAGTATTAAATGTATATGATTTAAGAAAAGTAATAAGAATTCAAAGACATACAGGTATCGCTCATACTTTAGGTTCTAATGTTGATATACTAAACAATAAAATTAGTATCCCTGTCAAGACCACTAAGTTTACATCTGAAGTAAATGACATTGTATACTTTAATGGACCTCAATCAGTTGGTGTTGGAACGACTACTGGTGGAGCGATAGAAGTTGAAAGAGTTACAGGTGAGATAAAAGAAACTGTTTCTATTCCAACAAGAACTATTCATATTCCAAATCATCCATTTAAAACTGGTCAAAAAGTAACATTAAACAAAAGAAACGGAGCAAACAGATTTGACGTAGGAAGAACTCCAAATGTCACTGAATTTAAAATACCTCATCTTGGACAAAATTCACTTGATGTATATGTAATAGACAAAGGTGAAGATAATATTGGTATTTTGACAACAAAAGTTGGTATTGGAAGTACAAGTGAGGGATTATATTTCTATAGTAATGGTTCTAACTCAGGTATTTCATCTGGATTATATTTCTTCCAAACAAATAAAGAGCAAGTTACTGGAGATGTTGACAAAATTGTTACCACAGTTTCAACAAATGTTTCTGCAGCGAATACAACAACACATAATTTAGTTGAAGGTGATACAATAAGGATGAATGTAGTTCCTAATCTAAACGTGGGTAATGGAACAACAATTCCTGTATCTGTCAATTATAATGCTGAATTTGAAAAATTAATTATAGACCCCATACTATTCACTGCTTCAGATGTTGAAACAAACCAAATTGATATAGTTGATCATGGATTCAAAACAGGTGATAAAGTATTCTATGATGGTAGTGCAACTGGATTAAGTACAGGAACATATTTTGTTAATAGAGTAAGTAGTAGAAGATTCCAACTATCTGAAACTATTGAGGATAATAATTCAGATCCAGTAAGAACAGTAAGCATTACAGCAAATACTGGTGGAGATCAGTCGATAGGATTAATTAATCCAAGAATTGATGTAGTTAAAAATTCTAAATTAAACTTTGGTTTGACTAGTTCTACATTATTAAACTTTGATTTTAAATTATTCTATGATAGAAATTTAACTAATGAATACTTAAGTTCACAAGATTCTCCTTCATTTAACGTTGGTGTTGGTGGCACTATAGGCATTGCTACAAATAATACTGACCCAATAGGAGCAGCATTAACAGTTCAATATTCAGTGTCTACACCTGGTAGATTGTATTATGGATTGACAAAGGGTGGTTTTATAAGCACAGCAGATACCGAAGTCTCAAACTACTCTGAAATAAGATTTATTGATAGTGAATATAACGATGAATATAAAATATTCAATGTTACTGATAGTACATTCGATTTCTCACCAAAAATTCCAGAGTTCTTAAGTTATAATTCAAATGATTGTGAAAAATTAGAATACTCAACAAGATCTACTGCTGTTCACGGTCAAATAAAAGATTTAAGTATTATATCACCTGGTTTTAATTACAAAAAATTACCACAATTTAAATCTGTTAAGAGTGAGAGTGGAACTGATGCAAATATTATTGCGTCCTCAAGGGATATTGGTAGAATTAAAAAGATTAGAATTGTTGATATTGGTTATGAATATTCATCAGATAAAACACTAAGTCCAGAGGCATTTATTTCACCTGTTGTTAATATTGATAATCTTGATATTATTGACTCAGTTAATATTATAAGTGGTGGTGCTGATTATATGAGCACACCTAATTTAATTGTATTCAATCCAATTTCAAATACAGTTGTAGATACACTCTCATTACAACCATTTACACCTAACCAAACAATATCAAGAGTTGATGTTTTATCACCTGTAACTGGATTAGATTCGGTAGTTCATAAAATAATTTCGATAAACAACTCAAATGGTGTGGGTATCAACTCAGTTCAAATAAGCAATTCAGGTGTTGTTACTTGTTTCCTTGAGACTCCTATCAATGGATTTGAAACTCAACCATTTGCAACAGGTGATCAGGTTTATGTTGAAGGAATACAAAGAGTTGGAGAGGCAGGAATTGGTGCTACACAAGGTGGAATATCAACAAATACTACTGTTGAAGGAACTGGTTATAATTCAGACAACTATAATTATCAATTCTTTGATGTAGATGAATATATTATAGGTACACAGTGTATTCTGAAGTTTAGTACAGCAGGTGTAACTACAAATCCAGGTATAGCAAAAACATTCCAATCTGGTTATGCAACTTTAATTAATAAGAAAAAATATCCAGTCATTGAACCTGTACAGTCAAGAGGTGTATTTGAATTAAAAGAAACACTCATAGTTGGTACTACCATCACAGATTTAAAAGTTATTGAAGTAAGAAATGATTACATTAAAATTGATGGAAAATATAAATTAAGAATTGGTGACAGGATTAAAGGTGAATTAAGTAATGTATCTGCCGAAATTACTGGATTAGTAGATAATCAAGCTAAATTTACCACTGATTTCTCTAATAGACAAGAGTATGGATGGTTAGATGATATTGGTAAATTAAATGAAGACTATCAAGTTATTCCTGATAATGATTATTATCAAAATCTTTCTTACACAGTTAAGAGTTCAATTGAATGGGAAAAATTCTCAAATCCAGTCAATCGTTTGGTTCACCCATCAGGTCTTAAAAATTTCTCCGATACTGCAATTACATCAAATTTGAAAGTTGGAGTTGGTCAAGTCAGAGAGTCAAATCAAACTGTTGTTTTAGATGTAGGTAATGTTTTAGAACTTAATGATAAACAAAGAGTTGATGCGATTAATAATTTTGATTTTGCAAGAGATTTTGACACCAGAGTTAATGGTTCTAAGTTTTTAACCTTTAAAAATAGAACTTTATCTGATTTCACAAGGTGTAAAACAAATAGAGTATTGTTACACGATGATATAAGTGATAACTTCTCAAGTGAAGGATTTGAAAGCACTAATACTATTATTGAACCATTGATCGAAGATTTTGGACATTATCTAGTACAGATAGTTGACCCCGACAATTTTGATACTCAGTTTTCAGAAATTGTTACTCTAACAACTGAAAGTAACGCATTTATTCTTGAGAAAACAACAGATTTTACAACAGTTAAGTTAGGTGATTTTAATACTGAAATATTACAAACTGGAACTAAAAATTTACTATTTGAACCAACCGAAAAATTCATCAAAGATCATGATATAAAAATATTAAAGATAGATTTCAACACAGACTTAACAGGTATTGGAACAAATGGTATTGGTAGTATAGACTTAACTGGTGTAAACGCTGGTGTAGGTTCTACAACTATTGGATTTACAACATCATCACTTTTAGAAGTTCCAACATATGATTTCAATGGTTTATATGCAACTATATTTGTTCAAGATAGTTTAACAAAAGAAATAAATTACAATGAAGTTATTGTTGATTTTGATGGAACAGATACAACAATCGCTGAAACATACGTTGATACTCAATCTGGATTAAGTCAGTCTGCTATTGGTATTGTTACTGCAAGGGTAGAAAATAATTTTGTTAAATTACAGATAGAGAATGATAGAGTAAATACACTTGATGTTAGAGCGAACATAGTAGGATTAGGTTCAACTGCCTCTGGAATCGGAACTTATCGTTTTTCTGTTGCTGGTCAACCCGCTGGTGCTGAGAGAAGTGCAAGATTAGAATCAGGTTATGTAACAACAACATCAAGTCCAGTTACATTTACTACTTTAAACAAATTAGTTGATAGTAGTGTAAAATCTTTAGTTAGAGTTTCTTGCGGTGAAACATCAGCAGTACATCAAGTAATATCAATACGAGATGTTGATGACATACTTACTGTACAATATCCTTTTGTATCAGCAGGTTCAACAACAGGTATTGGAACATTTGGAGGTGAAATAAGCGGTGATGATATAAATTTAAGATTCTATCCAGATGCTGAGTTTGATTCATTAATAGAGGTTCAATCATACAATCAAATACTATACACAGCAAGTGATTTTGAAAATACTCCACCAGATTTAACTTATGGAACTGTTGCACAAAAAATATTATTAACAACTTATGATGGTGCTGCTGGACTTAGAGCTAACAAAAAAGATTTTGTATTGAAGCATAATGAAGTTCCAATTTACTCTAAGACATTCAATCCAGTTGGAACGATAAGCACAACTACAAGTACAATTAATATTAACAGTCATTTCTTTAATGACAATGAAGAATTAACATATACACCAGATTCTACATTTATTGGTATTGCAGCTACAGCGATTTCCATAGGTTCTACTGCAAATATTGCGGGAGTTGTTACAACTTTATTACCAAGCACTGTCTATGCAAAAGTTGTAGATGAAAATCAATTCCAATTATTTACAAGACCAGAATACGTTGCATCAGGTACTCCAGTAACATTCACGGGAGTTGGTGCTGGTAATGCTCATAAACTCGTTATGAGAAATGCACTCACAAAAACAATGATAGGTTTAGATGGAGTTGTACAGCAACCAATTTCATTTACCTCTATTACTCATAATTTAGGAGTTTTTGATGGATTTACATATAATAATGGTGTTGGCATTGGATTATCACAATTTGTATTGAGTGGAATTGGTTCTGTTTCTCCAAGAGATTTTCTTAAAATTGATGATGAATATGTTAAAGTTACTGAAGTTGGATTTTCAAGCACACCTACTGGAATTATCAATGATTCAACTGACGTAGCATTAGGTATTGCCACCTTACCAGTTGTTAAAGTTGATAGGGGTCAATTAGGAATTGCTGCAACTTCACACGTAGTAAATTCCACTATGAGAGTTCACAGGGGTGCTTTCAATATAGTTGAGAGCACTGTATTCTTTGCAGAACCTCCAAAGGGAAATAATAGATCAAGAAGAGATGAAACTAATTTACCATTTGTGAAAGCAGGTTTTAGTGGTAGAACATTCCTTAGAAGTGACTATACAACAAATATGTTGTTTGATGATATATCTGATAACTTTACTGGAATAGGTAAGACATATACATTAACTGTTGGAGGTGCAAATACATCTTCAGGTATTGGCGTAGGAAATGGAGTTCTATTCATCAATGGCGTATTCCAAACTCCTAAAACTGTTAATAACACTGGTAGTAACTATGAATTTATATCAGATACAACTGCTGGTATATCAACTGTGGAATTTAGTGGTATCACATCTACAAATGGAGATTTTATTGTATCCGAATTTGATATAAATCAAAATCAAGTTCCTAGAGGTGGACTCATAGTTTCATTAGGTTCAACACCAGGCACAGGATATGCTCCATTACAAGGTGCAAAAGTAAAAGCGTTTAAAGATGCAAATGGTGGATTAACAAGTGTTGTTGGTATTGCTACGTCTTCAGGGTTTAATCTTGGTATACAAACTGCTGCATATGATAATATCACTGGTATCATCACAGTTACAACTGATATTGTTCACGGTTTTGGATTGGAGAGACCTAACACAGTTAAACTTAAAGGATTAGAATTTAGATGTCCTAAGACTGTTGTAGGAACACCTACAAATGCAACATATAATCCAGCAAACGGGGTGTTGGTATTAACTATTGCTAATCATGGACTTGTAAATGGTGATGCTGTAGTTCTTGACACGGGTTCAATATGCTTTACCTGTGATAAAGATGGCAATAACTCTACTCATTGTTATCCTCGTGCAACTGACCCTGCTGCAGGTCAATACTTAACAGTAAGTAATGTTACTACAAATACTTTCAGAGTAAATGTCGGGGCATCTGCACCAGGTGACCAATATGTTCATACATTTGTTTCTGCTGCTGCAAACTCTGTTAAGACAATAGGTGGTGGTGGATATGTAGGAGTTACAACCACAATTTTCCAAGACCATGAGAGACCACTGTTTGTAGTTGGTATTGTTTCTGATAGAACATTTGAAGTTCAAGCTGGTGCAAGTACAATTCCACACACATATCAAGGTGGTGGACACGCATTTGAATTCTTTGAAGATCTTACATTTGGTTCTGGATACCGTGGTGGATCTGTCGCCATTGCTGTTACAGATCAAGCATATGAACATAGGTTTGTAAGTTCTGGTATAGGTTCAATACGTAAAGGAAGTTTTGCTGCATCTAGTGCAAATTCATTTACTGCGACGAACGCTGTTTATACATCTCATACAGGTCAATTAGTCCTTACAATCCCAAATCATACATTTACAACAAGCGATACAGTCGGTATTGATACTGGTGCAATAGTATTCAAATGTTCTAAAGATAATTTCTTCTCTGATCACCCATATCCAAGAGCAGTATCAAAAACTAGTTTCCCAAATTCAGATCCTATCGCTGGCATAGTAACTGGAATCGGTGCAACCACTCTTAACACAATAACACTAAACGCTGGTGTTGGTGGTGGTGCTGGTAGTGGTGCAGTTGTTACCGCAACAGTTGGTGTTGGTGGTACACTTGCATTTAATATTGTTTCCGCTGGAACAAGTTATGTAAATCCTGAAATCATTATTCCTGAACCAAACTATGACAATTTACCAGTTATTGGTGTATCAAGACAAGGTATTGGTGCAACAACTGAAACAGGTTCTAATTTACTAGTTGATGTTAAAGTTAGTGCAGCAAAAACAACTGTTGGTATTGGTTCTACTACTTTTGAAATATCTGAATTTTCTATCGCAAGACCTGGACATTCATTTAAAGTTGGTGATAGATTTAAACCAGTTGGTTTAGTGACTGCTGCACATTTATCAGCACCATTACAAGAATTTGAATTAGAAGTTACTCAAATATTCCAAGACAAATTCTCATCTTGGCAATTTGGTGAAATAGACTTCATAGATTCTATTGGTAATTTACAAGATGGTTCAAGAACAAGATTCCCATTATTCTTCAACGGTCAATTACTAAGTTTTGAAAAAGATCTTAATAATGCTCGTTCACAGTTAATTGACTTGAACGCTGTTCTTCTCATATTCATAAATGGTGTTTTACAAGAACCTGGTTCTTCATATACGTTTGAGGGTGGTACTACATTTGAATTTGAAGAGGCTCCAAGAGCTGAGGCACAAGTTGATATTTTCTTCTATAAAGGACAAGATGGAGTCGATGTTGATACTGCTGATATTCAACAAACAGTTAAAATAGGTGATGAACTTAGACTATTCAAGCATGCTGTTGGAGTATCAACTTCACAACAATCTGAAAGGACAGTTAAAGAAATACTCGGTGCAAAACTTGTAGAAACTGATATTTATACTGGTGCTGGTATTGATGAGAAAAATGATAAACCAGTAAGATGGACTAAACAAAAAGTTGATATTGTATTAGGTGGTAAAAAAATTGATAAATCAAGAGAAATACTTGAACCACAAATTTACCCAACTTCTAAGATAATTGGAGATTTTACAACTACATCTGGTACACAAAATACAAATGGCATTTTTGTGGATGATGCAGAAGTATTTTTCTACGAGAAGGGTGAACATTTAACTGCAACTAACCCAGATGAATCAGATGGTGATTATAATTTAGATTTTAATACAGTTGATGCACTTGTTACTTCAGGTGAAATTAACGTTGGTGCATCTGCAACAGCAATTGTATCCTCTGCAGGAACTATCACATCATTAGACATTACGAATGTAGGTTCTGGGTATGCTAGTGCAACGATTAAAATAAGTGCTCCACCCATAATAGGTGTTGGTATAGGATCTACTGCAACAGCAACTGCTACCATTACTAATGGTACAGTTACATCAACATCAATAGTGAATCCTGGTTTAGGTTATTCTAATTTAACACCTCCACAAGTCATTATAGACTTACCACCATTTAAGACTGAAAAGATTACATCAATTGATAACGTTGAAGGATTTACTGGCATCATTACTGGTATTAGCACCACTACTGTGAGTGGACAATCAGCACTTAAGTTCTTCTTCAGAGCAGATAAAGCAGCAAATTCATTATTAGTTGGTTATCCAGTTCTTATAAAAGATACAGTTGTTGGTACTGGTGTAATATCTGTTGATACACATAATTCATCTGTGGTTGGAATAGGTTCAACTTTCTTAGATAATATTTACAAAGTTCATGCAATATCTTCAACTGGTGAAAATGGTGAAATCACTTGTAATATTCAAAATGGACAAACTACTGGTGTTGGAGCAGGTTTAACAGGTAACTTTAATAATAGTAATCCTGGTATTGCTACCCATTTAGGTCGAATCAGTTGGGGTAGATTATATAATGCATCTCGTTCTTCAAGTCCTATTTCTATTGGGGTAACAGGTTTTACAATCAATTCTGGATTGACAACCTTCCCAACCATACAAAGAAAGAACTATACTGTGGGATCTTTGAGAGGTCTAAGATCATCAGGTGCTATAAGAGTCTTTGGAATTTGATTACATTACCTCTATAAATAAAAGGAAAAGAAAAGTTTAAACAAAATGTCAGCGATAATTACTGATCAATTTAGAATTCTGAATGCTAACAACTTTGTTGAATCAGTAGAAAACACAAATAATTCATATTACGTTTTTATTGGTTTGCCAAATCCTGCTGGAACTGGTTCTTTAGTTGGATATGGTAGGTCTTCTGATTGGAATTCAAGCACACCTGCACCAACTGATAGTTTTTCCTATCGTAAGCATACAGGTGATACAATGATGTTTGGTAAGAAAATATCATCTGCGAATATTAGAAGAATAATAAGAAGAGTCGATTGGGTTGCTGGAAGTAGATATGAAATTTATAGAGATGATTATAGTGTAGAAAATCCAAGTCCTTTAACACAAGCAAATAGATTATACGATGCGAAC